GGGCGCAGGCACTCCAGAGCGAGCAGGCGCGTCTCGCTCAACTCCAGCAGGTCGAGCAGCGTGCGCTGCTCGAGCAGCACCTGGCGGTCGAGCGGCAGCGGCTCGTCGAGGCCATCCCGCAATGGCGAGACGAGCAGACTGCGGCGAAGGAGCGCGAGGCGATCGTGACGTGGGCGAAGCGGGCTGGCTTCTCTGACCAGGAGATTGCGCAGTCCTACGACCACCGAGCGGTCAACGTGCTGCGCAAGGCGATGCTCTATGACGAGCTCATGGGCAAGAACCTTGCGGACAAGCAGACGCCCAAGCCGGCGCCAGCGATGGCGCGGCCGGGCATGCCGCCGAGCAAGAACGAAACCTCCTCGAAAGCCCGCCGAGAGGCTCTCTCCCGGCTGTCGAAGTCCGGCCGCATCGAGGATGCGGTCGACTTCTTGATGCAAAGGTAATCGAACATGGCGACCTACAAGACCTCCGACGCCGTCGGCGAGCGCGAAGAGCTCGCGGACGTCATCTACCGCATCGACCCGACCGACACGCCGATCTTCTCGGCGCTGAAGAAGGAGGGTGCGCGCGCCGTCTACTCTGAGTGGCAGGTGCAGGAGCTCGCCGCCGCTTCGGCGACGAACTACAACAACGAGGGCGCGGACTACAGCTACGTCAACCCCTCCGCGACGACCCGCATGGGCAACTACCACCAGATCTCGGTGAAGGCGGCTTCGGTCTCCGGCACGCTCGACGCGGTGGACAAGGCGGGCCGCGATCGCGAGACGGCCTACGTCAAGACGCTCAAGGGCCTCGAGCTGCGCCGCGACATCGAGAAGTACCTCGTGTCGGACGTGGCGAAGAGCTCGAGCGATCCGCGCAAGGCCGGCACGCTGTCGACCTGGATCACGAACGTGAGCGTCGCGGCGTCGTCCGCCGCGCCGACCGGCGACGGCACCGACACGCCGACGCTGTCCGGCACCGACCGCGCGATGGCGATCAGCCAGATCGATGCGGCGATGCTCGCGGCGTTCGAGGACGGCGGCAAGCCGTCGATCATCACCATGTCGCCGACGAACAAGCAGGTCTTCTCGAACCTGTCGTCGGCCTCGGTGGCGACGAACCAGATCATCACGTCGGCGAACAAGGACGCGGCCTACGTCGGCGCGGTGTCCCTGTATCGCAGTGACTTCGGTGAGCTGAACGTCGTGGTCGACCGCTTCCAGGGCAACGACCGTCTGTTCCTGCTCGACACCGACTACGCCTCGATCACGACGCTGCCCAACCGCAACTTCGTGGTCAGCGACGTGGCTCCGACGGGCGACGCGACCAAGTTCGCGATCCTCGCGGAGTGGTCGCTCAAGGTCTCTGCGCCCAAGGCGCACGCGGCCGTGTACGACCTGACCGGCGCGTAAGCGTCGACAGCAGCACGCCTACCTGGGGGCGGCAGGGAAACCTGCCGCCCCTTTCCTTTGCAAGAAACCGCACGGGATCTTTCATGAGAAAGCTCGTGAAGAGCGACCCAGCCACAGGCACGCGGACGTGGCTCGAGTGGGACGGCGACACGCCGATCTTCGCGCTCGAGCAGAACGTCGACGCGATCGTGGACGCGAACAAGAACGCGCAGAACGACGTCGGCAAGGGCTCTTTTCTGCGTCACCGCGGGCCGCAGAAATACGCAGAAATCCCTGCGGCGATCTTCTGGGCGAAGGTCAAGGAGTTCGGCTGGCCGCGTGACAACCCGCAGGCCTGGCGCGACTTCGTGAACCATCGCGACTACCGCCACTTCCGCACCATCGGGGCGAGCATCTGATGGCGATCACGACCTATTCCGAGCTCAAGACCGCGGTCTCGAACTGGCTCGCGCGCAGCGACCTGACGGACCGCATCCCCGAGTTCATCGCGCTCGCCGAGGCGCGCATGTCGCGCGCGCTCGAGACGCGCACGCAGGAGAAGCGCGCGACCTCGACGCTGACGGTCGGCGACGCATACGTCCTGCTGCCGAGCGACCTGCGGTCGGTGCGGTCTGTCAAGCTGCAGACGTCGCCGGTCGAGGTTCTCGACTACCTGTCTCCGGAGGCGATCGACAGCAACTATCCGACCACCGGCAACGGCATGCCGCGCGCCTACACGGTGATCGGTGGCGAGATCAAGTTCGCGCCGGCGCCGGACGACGACTACACCGTCGAGATCACCTACCTGACCGGCGTGCCTGCGCTGTCCGACGCGGCGCCGACCAACACGCTGCTGACGCGCTACCCCGACGCCTACCTGTACGGCGCGCTGGCTTCGGCTGCGGTGTACCTCATGGATGACCCCAGGGTGCCGCAGTTCGAGCAGCTGTGGACCCGCGCGCTCACCGAAATCTCGACCAGCGAGGACGCCGCCAAGTTCGGCGGCACCTCCCTGGTCATGCGCCTGGCGTAAGGAGCCCGTCCATGTCGAAGTCCAATGCCTTCGAGCAGAGCCTGCTCGAGCTGCTGTTCAACAACAGCAACATCGCGAACGTCGGCGACGCGACGGGCCTGCGCGGGTCGACCACCGCCGGCAGCCTCTACCTCGCTCTCCACACGTCCGACCCTGGCGAGGCCGGGTCGCAGACCACCAACGAGTGTACCTACACGTCGTATGCGCGACAGGCGGTCGCGCGATCGGTGGCCGGCTTCACCATCTCGGGCAACATCGCGTCGCTCGCGGCGAACGTCGACTTCCCCGAGGCGACCGGCGGCAGCGAGACCGCGACGCACTTCTCGATCGGCACGAGCTCGAGCGGCGCCGGAAGTGTCCTCTACAAGGGGAGCATCACGCCTACCATCGCGATCTCGTCTGGTGTCATCCCGCGGGTCAAGTCCGGCTCCATCGTCACCGAGGACTGACGCATCGTGGCTGTCATCGTCGCAGCCTCGCCGGAGATCTCGCTCGACAGCCTGACGACGTCGATCGACGCGCTAGCCGACTCGCTCGACATCATCGGCCTGTCGCGCGGCGTCGCGACTTGCTCGGCGCAGTCTGGACGGGTCGTCGCGGCGTTTCCGCAGGCGTCGCTCGATAGCTTCTCGACGTCGATCGACGCACTGGGCGGTTCGATCGACGACCTGGGCCTCGCCAAGGGCTCTGCGACGGTATCGGCGGCCGCCGCCAGGGTTGCGGGCGCGTCGGCTTCTGTCGCGTCCGGAGCCTCGACGTCGTCTGCTGCCGCATGCGCGCTGGCCTCGACCTCCGCCGCTGCTTCTGGCGTGGCGGCCGGTGCTGCTGCGTCGGCCCGGATTGTTGGCACCACGGCTACCTCTGCTGGCTCTTCGAGCGTGATCGCCCCGAGCGGCGCCACGGTCGGCGTCCAGGCGACGGCTGCAGGGACTGGCACGGCCGCCGCGCAGGCGGCGCGGCTCGTGCAGATCAGCGCGGATGTGGCGGCAGGATCGGCAAGCGTGTCGGCGATCGCCGTGCCGACGTTGGCAACGGCGCTCGTGCCGAGCTCGGGATCGGCAACGGTCTCGGCGACGACGGTCATGTTCCGCGCCGCCACCGCAATTGCCGAGGGTGCGGCAACGGTTTCCGCGGCGGCGTCCGCATTGGCGCTGGCGACGCCATCCGCGAACGGGGCGTCGAGCGCGAGCGTGTCTGGCTTGCGCATCGGCTGGGGGTTGGGCGTCGAAGGCGCAGAGACGTGGGCTGCGCAGGCATCTGGCGCAGAGGCATGGAGCGACGTCGCCACGGGCGGCGAGGGGTGGAGCGAGGCGGCGACCGGCGCAGAAGCCTGGTCGAGCGTCGCTAATGGCAACGAGACCTGGGCAGAGGCGGCATGATCGAGCTCGGACAGTGGCTACCTGACCAGCCGGCGCTGGGTAGCGCCGGCGTCACGGTCGCCAAGAACGTGCTGCCCGCTGCGCGCGGCTACAAGCCGTTCCCTGACCTGTCGGCGCTATCCCAGGCGGCGAGCGAGCGCCTGACCAACCTCGCCGCGACCAAGACTGCCGGTGGCACGGTGACCATCTACGCCGGCGGCCTGTCCAAGCTGTTCAAGTTCGTCAAGGCGACCGGCGCGCTCGCGGATGTCAGCAAGAGCGGCGGATACGCGACTGCATCGACGGACCGGTTCTACTTCACGTCCTTCGGCGATCGGCTCATCGCCTGCAACAACGCCGACCCGCTGCAGTTCGTTTCGATCTCCAGCGGCGGGAACTTCGCCGACCTGGTTGCCTCTCTCTCGTCCAAGTTCATCACCACGGTGCGCGACTTCGTCGTGACCGCCAATGTCACCGAGAGCGGCACGACGACGCCATACCGCGTGCGCTGGTCGGCGATCAACGACGCCACGAGCTGGACGGTCGGCACCAACCAGGCCGACTACCAGGACATCGCCGACGCCGGCGCCATCACTGGCCTGGCCGGCGGCGAGTTCGGCGTCGTGTTCCTCGAGCGCGCGATCGTCCGGATGCAGTACGTCGGCTCGCCGCTGGTCTTCCAGTTCGACCGCGTCGAGACCGCGCGCGGCTGCGAGTATCCGGGCAGCGTCGTGCAGCTCGGCAGCGCGTGCTTCTACATCGCGTCGGACGGGTTCTATGTCTTCGACGGCAACGCCTCGAGGCCGATCGGCAGCGAGCGCGTCAACCGGTGGTTCTTCGACAACTCGAATGCCGCCTATCGGGACCGGATCACGGCGGCGGTCGACCCGCTCAACCAGCTGGTCATGTGGTCGTTCCCGTCCGCGCAGAGCGGTGGCGGACCGGATCGGCTGATCGTCTACAATTTCGCGATCGACAAGTGGGCCTACGCGGAGGTCACCAACGACTTCGTCGCTCCGCTGTTCAATGCGTCCTACACGCTCGACGACCTCGACAGCATCTCGGGCTCGCTTGACGCGCTTGGCGTGTCTCTCGACAGCTCGTCGCTAAAGCTCGGCAAGTTCGTGTTCGGCGGCGGCGTTGCCAACAAGATCGGCACGTTCACCGGATCGAACCTCGCCGCCACGATCGAGACCGCCGAGGCCAACCTCGTCGACGGCGGCCACGCGCTGGTGACGCAGGTCACGCCGCACACGACCGGCGGCACCGTCACCGTGCAGGTTGGCGAGCGGGCGCGCCAGCAGGACAGCGTCAGCTATGGCAGCGCGTCGTCGCTGAACGACGCAGGGTTCTGCGCGGTGCGGTCGGCGAACAAGTACCACCGCGCGCGGCTTAACCTGTCGGGCGAGTGGAGCTACGCGCAGGGCATCGACCTGGCGGCAAGCCGGATGGGCCGGCGCTGATGGCGGACAACCAGTTCCGCGCACTGCCGCTCGCTCATGGCGCGCGAGATGTCTTCGAGGTCGTGAACAGCCTGCGCGATGGCAAGGTCAACTCGACCGGCAGCGTGACGCTGACGGCGAGCTCGACGACGACGACGGTGGCCGACCTGCGGGCAGGCCAGGACAGCGTGATCCTGTTCATGCCGACGACGGCGAACGCCGCGGCGGCGGTCGGCGGCCTGTATGTAAGCGCGCGCGGAAAACAGAGTTTTACGCTGACGCACGCGAACAACGCGCAGACGGACCGCACCTTCGCCTATGTCGTTCTCGGCTGACTGGGACAGGGCGCGACGCATCCTCGCGCCGGCAATCGAGCATGGTGGCACGCACAACGAGAGGGACGTGTTCGACGCCGTCGTCTCTGGCGCGGCGCAGCTGTGGATGCTGGGAGACAGCGCCGCGGTGACGGAGATCGTGAGCTACCCGCGCGTCAAGGCGTGCCGGGTGTGGCTGGCGGCTGGAAACCTCGAGGACATCCGCGAGATCGAGCGGCAGATCGAGGACTGGGCGAAGGGTGTCGGCTGCGGCCGACTCGAGATCATCGGCCGAAAGGGCTGGCTGAAAAAACTCAAGCACGCAGACGCGCGCGTGCTGATGACAAGAGGGATCTGAGACATGAGCGGTGGCGGATCGAGGACCGAGTATGTGACCTCCGCGCGCACGAACGAGCCCGCGGCCTTCATCAAGCCGTTCCTCGAGTATGGCGCGCAGGAGGCGAAGAACCTCTACCAGAGCGCGCTCCCGTCCTACTACCCGGAGAGCACGGTCGTCGGGTTCGCGCCGCAGCAGGAGATGGCGCTCCGCGGCATGGAGCAGCGTGCGCTGGCCGGCTCGCCGATCACGGCGGCGGCCCAGCAGAACGCCGCCAACGTGCTCGGCGGGTCGTTTCTCATGGGCGGCAACCCGTTTCTGCAGCAGGCAATCCAGAACGCATCGCAGCCCACGATCGACGCGGTGCAGTCGCAGTTCAGTGCCGCGGGGCGCCTCGGCAGCGGAGCGAACATGGACGTGCTCTCGCGCAATGTCGGGCAGATCGCCCAGAACATGGCCTACTCGAACTACGGCGACGAGCGGCAGCGGCAGATGCAGGTGCTGGGCATGGCGCCGCAGCTGGCCGCCCAGGACTACGCCGACTTCAACGCGCTCGCCGGTGTCGGCGATGCGCGCCGCCAGCAGGCCCAGGCCGAGCTGCAGGACCAGGTCAACCGCTTCAACTTCGAGCAGAACACGCCGGCCGAGAAGCTCGCCAAGTATATGGCGCTCGTCGGCGGCGGCCAGTTCGGCTCGACCGGCACGGACACGCGGCCTGTGTTCTCCAACCCGCTGGCCGAGGGCCTCGGGCTGGCGACCGGTGCTGCGGGGCTGGGGAACATGCTGTTCGGCAAGCCGTCCGCATTCAGCGGCGGCGGGCTGCTCCGCGGACTGTTCTGATCGGAGGCGCCAATGGCAACGCAAGACGAACTCCTCGCCGGCCTCCTCGGCGGCATCCCTGGAGGCCCGCTCACGCAGGGCCTGCTGGCGACTAGCGCTGGCCTGCTCGCGGCTGGCGGTCCGTCCTACGAGCCGCGGTCATTCGGTGGCGCACTAGGCTCCGGCATGATGAGCGGGCTCAACGCCTACCAGCAGGCGCAGCAGAACTCGCTCTCGCAGTACGTCGCGGCGACCAAGCTTGCGCAGCAGATGCGCCAGCAGGAGGCAATCACCTCCTTGGCTGCCAACATGGACCCTCGCCAGAGAGCCGTGCTGCTCGCCAACCCGGAAGCGGCGACCAGCGCGATGGCGAAGGATTTCTGGACGAAGACCGAGCTCGACAAGAAGATCGGCGACTACACGCGCAATCTAAACCACCCGGATGCGCTCGTCCGTAACGCGGCGATCGCGCAGCTGGCTGCCGAGACACCAGAGTTCAAGGCGCTGGTGGCCGGCGCGACCGCGAAGGCTTCCGAGCGCGGCAGGTTCGACGCCGTCTCGACTGGCGAGCTCGCGGCACGCGAGGGTGCCGTTACCGGCGCCCGCGAGGCCGCCACGCTCCCGTTCGCTGGCCCGAGGGCCGCGGCGACCGCCGCCGGCAGCTTCCACGCCACGCCGCAGAGGATCGGCGACAGCCTGGTCATGATCCCTGCGCCCGGCGCTCCGGCGCTTCCAGGAGCCCCGAGGATGGGCGCTGGCGTGCCTTCCGCCGGCGCCGGTGCTCCGGGCGCCCCTGCGGCGCCAGGAGCTCCTGCGGGGCAGTCTGGCGCGCCCCAGACCGGCGCTCCGAGCGTCGTGTACAGCGCGCCGCGCGATGCCGAGAAGACGGCGTCGATGGAGGACACGCTCCGGCAGAACTACGTCAAGATGCCAGAGGTCGCGAACTACAAGGATGTCGTGTCGGCGTTCAACTCTGCGACCGCCGCGGGCAACACGAAAGCCGGCGACCTCAACCTCGTTTATGCCTTCGCCAAGGCGATGGACCCCGGATCGGTCGTCCGTGAAGGTGAAGCAGGCATGATCAGGGCGACTGGTAGCCTGCCGGATCAGATTTTGGGTCTGATCACAGCGGTCAACGGTGGAGCGCGATTGACGCCTGAGACCCGCCTGGCGCTCATGAACGAGCTCAACACGCGCGTCCTTTCGCTGCAGCAGCAGCATGACTCGGTGCGCGGCCAGTACGACGCGATCGCACGACAGCGCGGACTCAACGTCGAGAGCGTCCTCGACAAGCCTCCGACCATCAACATTCCGATCACCAGGACGCAGGCAGATGTCGACAGGTTGCCGCCTGGTCAGATGTATCGCGACCATCAAGGCAATTTTCGAGTCAGGGCGGGCAATCCATGACGGAGATCAACTACGGCAACGATCGCATCGTGGCGCCGTCTGGCGGAGCCATGCCTCCGTCCATCAACTACGGCAACGATCGCGTCGTGCAGCCTGGCGCCGGCGGCTTCGACATCGATACGCGAGGCGCGCCTGGCAAAGTCAGGGCGACGGTCGGTGGCGCTCCGGAAGCCGACAGGCTTGCCACGCTTCGCCTTTACTACCCAGACGCCCGACCGTTCGGTCAGGACAACTTCATCTTCACCGACCCGCAGACAAATCGCCCCACGCTGTACAATCCGCGGGGCTTTGATTTCGGCGACGTCGCAAGCATCAGACCAGAGTTCGCAGAGGCTATCGGCGGCTTTCTCGGCAGCGCGCTTGCCGCTCCGTTTGCGCTTCGCGGGAAGTCCGCGTCGATCGGTATTCCGGCCGCCGCGGCAACCGGAGCGACGATCGGCAGGGAGCTCGAGAACTTGTACGCGACGAATGTCGAAGGTCGCGTAGACACCCGCTCGCCCGAGCGTCAGGCGGTCGATGCGGCCACCACATTCGGCGTGAATGCCGCCGGCGGATACCTGCTGCCGGTTGCAGCTGAGGGCATGAAGCGGCTGCTCGGTGGCGGAGGGAAGGCGGCGGTTGACAGGCTCGCCGCCTTCGATCGCCAGGGCGTCGAGCCCCGAGCTGGTGCAGTCTCCGGCAGCGGCGTTGTGCAGTCCGCTGAAGCCGCCGCCGGATCGTTCGGCGGTGCCGGCGTGATGAAGGACGCCTACTCGAAGACGATCGACGAGGTGACGGCGGCAGCTCGTAAGGCCGCCAGCAACACCGGCACGATCATGGAGGGGGGAGGGCTTGCGGACACGCTCCGGCGTGGCCTGCAGCAGGCCGGCGAGCGGTTTCGCGATCGTCAGGAGACGCTCTACAACAACGTCTACCAGTTCTTCGGCAAGCAGACGCCCATCAAGGTCGACAACACGCTCGGGTTCCTGCAGCAGGAGACCGCCGCATTCGCTGGCGCTCCGGAGATGCAGAAGAAGCTCGGTGCGGAAGCGATGGATTACCTGCAGCGGCTGCAGAAGGACGCTGCCGGAGGCACCATCCCCTTTGAGGTCGCTCGCAAGCTGCGGACGGAGATCGGGGCGCGTCTCGAGCGCCCAGTGCTTGTCGGCGACGAAAGCCGGGCGCTGTTGAAGCAGATGTACAAGTCGCTGTCGGATGATCTCGACGCCGGCATTGCGAGCGCCTCGCCTGGTGCTCAGAAGCAGTGGGAGCTCGCGAACCGCTACACGCGCGTCCAGATGCAGCAGCAGCTCGACTTCGTCGAGAAGATGGCGACGCAGGAGTTCGACAAGAAGATCCTGTCGATGCTCAACGGCGAGCTGGGCAAGGATGGCGGTCAGCTGCTGCGGAAGATCCGCTACAACCTGACGCCCGAGCAGTTCGACGATGTCGTGGCATCGGTAGTCGCGCGCACCGGCGTTGACCCCAAGACCGGCGCGTTCTCTCCCGCCAGGTTCACCACCGAATGGGGGAAGATGTCGCCGGAAGCCAAGAACGCTCTGTTCGGCGGGCAGCGCTACAACGAGCTGCGGCAGTCCCTCGACGACATCGCGAAGATCTCTGGCTCCCTGGAAGACAGCGCCAAGATGCTCAACCGGTCGAACACCGGACGGGTGGCGTTGTTCTCCACGCTCATGGGCATGGGCGGCGGTGGACTGGGCGGCGGCCTCGAGGGAGCGGCCACGGCAGCCGTGGCCGGAGCCGCTGGGTTTGGCACCAGCTATGGCGCCGCCCTGCTCCTGGCGAACCCGAGTTTCGCGAAGTGGCTGGCGACCGGCATGAAGATCGGAGGTAGCCAGGCGGCGGTGTCTGCGCATCTCGGCCGCTTGTCCTCCGTCGCCGCGATCGAGCCGCAGCTCAAGGACGTCATCAATCAATACGAGGCCGCCGTGCGCTCGGCGATGCCGCAACAGCCGAGGTGACCCATGCCCATCCGTGACTATTCCCAGACCGCCGCCTCCAACACCTCCATCTCGTCGATCAACATCGCCGAGGGGTGTCCGCCGTCTAACATCAACGACGCGATCCGCCAGGCCCTGGCTGACATCCGGGAGGTGCAGGCGAGCTCCACGATCGCCTCGGCCTCGACCGTCAACATCGGCGCCGCGAATGCCGAGTACCTGGCGGTCTCCGGCACGACCACGATCACGGCCTTCGACAGCGTGGCGGCCGGCGTCTACCGGGTGCTCAAGTTCGACGGCGCGCTGACGCTGACGCACAACGCGACCTCGCTGATCCTGCCGGGCGGTGCGTCGATCACGACCGCGGCGAACGACGTCGGCGGCTTCCGGTCCCTGGGGTCCGGCAACTGGCGGTGCGAGTGGTACAGCCGGGCGTCTGGCGCTGCGGTCATCACGCTGCCGATCGCCAACGGCGGCACCGGCAGCACGACGGCCTCGGCCGCACGCTCGGCGCTCGCCGTTCCCGGCCTGGCCGATGCCAACTCCTTCACCGCCGCCAATCGCGGCGCGATCACCGCGCTGACGGACGGGGCAACCGTCACGCCGGACTTCGCGGCGGCGAACAACTTCTCGCTGACCATCGGCGGCAACCGCACGCTGGCGAACCCGACCAACCAGACTGCCGGGCAGAGCGGTGCCATCGTGATCACGCAGGACGGCACCGGCTCGCGCACGCTGGCCTATGGCTCGAACTTCAAGTTCGCTGGCGGTACCGCGCCGACCCTGACGACAACCGCCAGCGCCGTCGACGTCCTGGTCTACTACGTCGAGAGCGCGAGCCGCATCACCGCCACGATGCTCAACGACGTGAAGTGACGCCATGATCGTTCCCGGCTCCGTCAATCCGCTGCTGCTGGCAACCGGCGGCTACGATGTCCCCTACTCGCTGCGCTTCCGCGCCGCCAATAGCGCGTATCTGTCGCGCACCAGCGGGGCATCTCCGACATCAAAAAGAACCTTCACCTACTCGGCGTGGATCAAGGCTGCACCGTCTCTGACTTCGTCCGGTCAAATTGCACTTGTTAGCTCCTCAGGAAACAACGGGATGATCGGGTGGAACGTGACGTCCTTCAGCGGACGCTTGTTCATCCGAAACGATGCTGCGAACGACATTCAGTTTTCTGGTCTGTTTCGAGATCCGAGTGCGTGGGGCCATCTGGTTGTCGCTATTGACACCACGCAGGCAACGTCAAGTGATCGCGTGAAGGTGTATTGGAACGGCGTTGCCATGACGTATTTGTCTGGAACGTATCCATCGCTGAACTACGACAGCTATCTGAATGCTGCATCGACGGCATATCGGATCATGTCCGACACGGTTAATGCATCATACGTCGATGGCTATCTGGCAGAAATGAACTTCATCGACGGCCAAGCCCTGACGCCCAGCAGCTTCGGCCAGACCGACAGCGCGACCGGCGTGTGGGTGCCAAAGAAATACAGCGGCACCTACGGCACCAACGGCTTCTATCTGAAGTTCGCGGACGCCTCTGCCGCCACCGCAACTGCCATCGGCAAGGATAGCAGCGGCAACGGCAACAACTGGACGCCCAGCGGCATCTCGGTGACCTCTGGCGTGACGTTCGACCAGATGCTCGACACGCCGACGCTGAACTATTGCGTCCTGTCTCAGGTTGATCGCTACAGCAGCACGATGAACCCATCGGATGCTAGCCTCGCCATCGTCAACAGCAGCGGGGGGTCGTTCCAAGGCATCCGCAGCACCGTCGCGATGACTACGGGCAAATGGTATTGCGAGGGCGTAATCACGGCTAGCGGATCGCTGCCAGCGTCTCGCACAGGCGCGGCGCTATACACGGCGGCAGATGCACTCAGCACATACGGCGGTGTCTCCGCGACATCATGGGCGTATTTCTCCGGCGGCACGGCTGTGAACAACAACGTCTCGACGACGCTGACAAGCGGCTCGCTCGCGCTCAACGATGTCTTCCAGATTGCGTTTGACGCCGACGCAGGCAAGCTCTGGTTCGGCAAGAACGGGACATGGCTCAACAGCGGCAATCCTGCGACGGGTGCGAACGCGATTTATTCAAGTCTCGCAGCAGGCACCTATTTCATTGGTGGCTGGGCCTACAACACCGCCGACAAGACGGTGATGAACTTCGGTCAGCGCGCCTTCGCCTACACGCCGCCCACCGGCTTCAAGGCGCTGAACTCCGCCAACCTCCCGACGCCTTCCATCAAGAAGGGCAGCCTCTACATGGACGCGACCCTTCGCACGGGTACGGGTGCGACGGCTTCGGTGTCCTCTCTTGGGTTCCAGCCGGATCTAATGTGGATCAAGAGCCGCAGCGCGGCCACGGACCACGGCCTCTACGACGCGGTGCGTGGCGTCCAGAAGCAGCTTGAAAGCAACACCGCCACCGCCGAGACGACAGAGACCACGGGCCTCACGGCCTTCAGCAGCAACGGTTATACGGTCGGCTCCCTGGCCCAGCTAAACACCAGCGCAGCAACCTATGTGGACTGGGCGTGGAAGGAAGGCGTCACGCCGGGCTTCGACATCGTGACGTATGTCGGCAACGGCACTAACCGCACGATCTCGCACAATCTTGGTGCGGTGCCCAAGCTCATCATCTTGCGCTCTCGCGAAGCCACAAGCACCGGACGCTGGACCGTGCAGCATGGCTACTATGGCTCCGCTAGGTATGCGTATCTTAACGAAACATTTGCGTTCGATACGGCAAATGCCAACCTTCGATGGAACTCTACCGATCCGACGAGCAGCGTGTTTTCCATCGGCACGAGTTCTGATGTCAATCACACCAGCGACAACTATGTCGGATACCTCTGGTCCGAGATCGAGGGCTTCTCCAAGTTCGGCAGCTACACCGGCAACGGCTCGACGGATGGGCCGTTCGTGTGGTGCGGGGCCAAAGTTCGATGGTTGATGGTGAAGCGCAGCGACACGAGCGGATCGTGGGTCGTGATCGACGCCGCCCGTGCGCCGTTCAACGAAGCGAACGCCCGCGTCTTCGCCGAACTTCCCGACGCCGAGGTCGCGACTACAGCCGTCGGTTTCGACTTTCTCGCTAGCGGGTTCAAGGCTCGCCAGACGAACGCAAACATCAACGCCAGCGGCGGCACCTACATCTTCGCCGCATTTGCCGAAAACCCCTTTAAATATTCGAGGGCCCGATGAAGTTCTCTCTCCCCGACGGCCAAACCGTCCGCATCGACCAGCCGTTCGACATGGCTGGCATCCAGTACCCGGACAACTGGCTGCGGCTGATGACGCCGAGCGAGCGGCTGGAGTTCGGCGCGGTCGAGCTGCCGGAGCCTCCGGTCGTGGACGGGCGTTACTACAGCGCGCCTGGCGTGCCGCACGCACTCGAGCAGCTCAAGGTGCAGAAGCGCAGCGAGGCGGCGTCGAAGCGCTGGGAGCGCGAGAACGCTGGCGTCGAGGTCGGCGGGCGGATCTTCGCCACCGACGAGCGCACCCGCACGGTCCTGATCGGCTCGCGCATCGTCGCGAAGGAGGACTCCGCCTACACGGTCGAGTGGAAGTTCGCGGACGGCTTCGCGACGCTGACCGCCGCCGAGCTGATCGCGGCGGCCAATGCGGTCGGCGCGCATGTGCGTGCGTGCTTCGCCGCCGAGCGCATGCATGTTGCCGCAATCGAGGCGCTGTCCGATCCGCAGGCGGTGATCGACTACGACACCAGCGTCGGGTGGCCGTGATGCAGCACCTGCAAGAGACCGAGAAGCACATCCTGGACATCGCCGCCATCGGCGCTTGGATCGGCGCCCTGGCCGGCTGGCTTCCGGCCATCGCCGCGGCCCTGTCGATCGTGTGGACGGTGATCCGCATCTGCGAGACGCGCACCGTGCAGCGCTGGCTGCGGCGACAGTGATGCGCGCGGCCGTCGTCGTCGGGATCGCTGTGCTGGCGGTCTCGCCGGCGGCGGCCCAGCAGCCGGCATGCATGCCGGTTGACCAGCTGCAGAAGATCCTGCGCGAGAACTATCGCGAGGCGCCGGTCATGACGGCGCGGATCGACAACGGAAACATGCTCGTGATCTTCGCCAGCGAGGACGGCTCGTGGACGGCCGTGATTGTGGCGCCGACCGGGCTCGCGTGCGCCGGCCCTATGGGCTTTGCGCTTCGTTTGATCGGCAAGGGTGCCTGATGCCATTTCCACGAATGTCGCGGTCGGAGGCCCTGCGCAGGATCGAAGCGATTGAGCAGGCGCTGCGAGAGGGCTGCCCGCCGATCGGCGTGCCGTGCAAAAGCGGCCAGCGCAATGCGGTGGCGGTCGGGCTCGAGCGGGCAGGCGTGCGCAGCAATAGCAGCACGCAGCTGCTTGAGCGGGTGCAGGAGTCTGCAGGCCGGCGGATCGACTGGAGCCTCTACCAGGGCGAGGCACCGCGCGCGCCCATGTCGCCACGCTTTGATCCGCCGCCAATCCCTGCGGACGACATCCCGGTCGAGCAGCTGATCGACCAGCTGGCCGAGCGCTTCGAGCGCCGGGCCGAGAACGCCGCGGCGAAGCGGTGGATGCGCTTTGCGCTACATGATGCCGGACCGTATGTGCTCGCGTTCGTCGGCGATCCGCACCTCGACGACAACGGCTGCAACTGGCCGCTGCTGAAGCGCGACGTCGAGCTGATGCGCCGCCCGCATGTCCACGGGATCATGCTGGGCGACGTCACGAACAACTGGAGCGGCAAGCTCCAGAGGCTCTACGCGCACCAAGACGTCAGCCGCGACCGCGCGTGGAAGCTCGCGGAGTGGTTCTGGCAGGCGGTGCCATGGCTGCTGCTGGTCAAGGGCAACCACGACATCTGGTCCCAGTCGCACGGCCAGGGTGACCCGCTCGACTGGATGGCACGCGGATCGGCGGCACTCGAGGACTGGCAGGCCCGCATCGAGGTCGCCGCCGGCCAGCACACGCTGCGCGTATGGGCCAGCCACGACTTCAAGGGATCGTCGCTGTACAACCCGCTGCACGGACCGATGCGCGCGCAGCGCTTCTCGCCAGGCGACGCAGACATCCTCGCCGCAGGCCACCAACATCATTGGGAGATCTTTTCCGGCGAAGACGCGGACAAGACGACCCGACCGCACTGGCTCGTCCGCGCGCGCGGCTACAAGTACCTCGACCCTCACGCCGACCGGCACCAGTACGCGAGCCAGCAGCACGGCGCAACCATCGCCGCGGTGATCGACCCAAGCCGCGACGGGCCGGCGGCGGTGCAGTGCTACGCCGACCTCGCCGAGGCGGTCGAGATCCTCGAGTTCAAGCGCCAGCGCTGGGAGGCCGCATGCCGAGACGTCGATCCGAAGACGACGACTGGAGCGAGGCGGCGAGCCACGTCGGCGAAATGATGGCCGGCTCGATCAACGAGCTGCGCAGCGCTGATCCGCCTGGTCGTCCGTTCGAGCCGCAGCGTGGACCGCTGGGCTTCTGCGTGGACCCGGCGGCGTACAAGCGCCGGCCGCGGCGACGGAAGGCATCCACATGATCGACGCAGACGGCGCGCTGAAGCTGATTAACGACGTAGGCTTCCCGATCGCCTCGGCGATCGGCTGCGGCTACTTCGTGTTCCTGGCGCTCAAGTTCATCCTCGAGGGTGTCACGAGCGCGATCAAGAACCTCACCGCCATCATCCAGTCGCTGGATGCGCGGGTGAAGGCGATGAACACCGACATCGTGAAGATCGACACGCTGGTGTCCGCTGCGCTGAACGTGCAGCCGGACACCGACCGCATTGCGCGCGCGGAGCGCGAGGACGCGAGGAAGGACTGACATGCAGCTCGCGGCGTGGATCAACCAGTACGGCTTCCCAATCGTGGCATCGGTCGGCATGGGCTACCTGGTCCTGCATGTCTGGCGATGGGCCACGCAGACCGTGAAGCCGGCGCTGTCCGAGGCCAGCACTGTCTGCATCGCGCTGATCGACCGTGTGCGCATGCTCGACAACGACCTCATCCGACTGAACCAGAAGATCTCGGTCGTGCTGATGATGCGACGAAAGGACTAGACGATGGACCTGCTCAAGATCGTCGGTGCAGTGGCACCGACAATCGCGACCGCGATCGGCGGGCCGCTCGGTGGCATGGCGATGAAGGTCGTCGCCGAGGTGCTCGGGCTCCCGGCGGACAGCAGCGAGAAGGACGTATCGAGGGCGATGGCGGCGGCGACGCCCGACCAGCTCCTGGCGCTCAAGCAGGCGGACCAGGACTTCGCCGTCCGGATGCGCGAGCTCGACATCGACCTCGAGAAGATCGCCGCATCGGACCGCGACAGCGCCCGCAAGCGCGAAGCCCAGGTGAAGGACTGGATGCCGCGAGTGCTGTCGCTTGTGGTGGTCGGAGGATTCATGGCGACCGTGTTCCTGGTGCTGATGGGCGTGGTCGAGGGGATGAAGGACCCGCTGACGGCAACGACCGTCGGCACGCTGATCGGGTTTGTCTCGGCCAAGGCCGAGCAGGTCATCGCCTACTACTTTGGCTCGTCGAGCTCGAGCCAGCAGAAGACGCAGCTGCTGGCCGGAGCACAGAAGTGACCGCGGCGACCTGGCCGAAGGCCTTCGCCGCGGTGCTCCGGCACGAGGGCGGCTACGTCAACCATCCCAAAGATCCCGGCGGCATGACTAACCTGGGCGTCACCAAGCGCGTCTGGGAGGAGTGGGTCGGCCACCCGGTGGACGAGGCCGCCATGCGCGCTCTGACGCCGGCGATGGTCGAGCCGCTCTACCGGGCGAAGTACTGGAACGCGGTGCGTGGCGACGAGCTGCCGGCGGGTGTCGACCTCTGCGTGTTCGACGTCGCCGTCAACAGCGGGCCGGGCAGGGCGGCTCGTCTGCTCCAGGCGGCGGTCGGCGCGGCGGTCGATGGCGGCATCGGCCCGAAGACGGTTGCGGCGGCACGCGACGCCAGCCCGCACGCGGTGATCAATTCCATGTGCGACGCGCGGCTCGAGTTCCTGCGCGGGCTGCCGACCTGGCCGGTGTTCGGGCAGGGTTGGTGGGCTCGCGTCGAGGGGGTCCGGAAGCAGTCGCTGGCAGTCGCGGACGGGCTAGACACTTCGCCCGCAAGCCATTGATTCGTCGACTCCCGATCGCCGGGCGTTAGACGCGCAACCCGATGATCCGGCAGGCAAAGCATCTGCCTCATAAGCCCTTGGTCGGCAGTTCAAATCTGCCCGCCGCTACCAAGCAAATCAATGACTTAGGTGGTCCTCGTTCTGTTCTTTAGACACTTTTCCGGACCCTCTTAGACATTTTTCTCCCTACTTTGTTCTTTTTCGACGGTGCCGAGAGCCTCGCCACGGCCGCCTCGGCAAGGCGCGTCTGGTCGGCCCGCCGGGTGTAGTGCTGGGCCATCTGACTGGTCCGGTGCCCGAGCACGGCGCGGATCTCCGCCTCGCTGCAGCCGGCCTCCGCCAGCGCCTGGGCGGCGGTGTGGCGCAGGCCGTGGAAGGTGATCCCCGACAGCCCGGCGGCGGACCTGGCGCGCTGGAACAGGGTGCGGAACCCGTTGCCGGTAAGCGGCCGGCCTCGAGCCCCGACGACGATCGTCCCGAGCTCGGTCCGCGGCAGCCCGGCGAGATGCTCGGCCAGGTCCGGATGCACCGGCACGACCAGCTGCTCGCCGGTCTTGCCCTGGCGCAGGGTCACGGCGTCGCCGTCGTACTGCGCCCAGGTCAGGCGCAGGATGTCCGCCTCGCGCTGGCCGAGATGGGCGCCGAGCATGCAGGCGGTCGCGATCGCGCCGGGCGTGGCGACCATCGCGGCGAGCTCGGCCGGCGTCCACGGCCGGTTGCTGGTCGCCGACGGCCGCCATGCCCGCTTGAAGCGCGCGGCCGGGTTGTGCTGCAGGCCGAAGCGGCTCGGTCGGTCGAGCGCGAAGTACAGCAGCCGGCGGAGAACCTGCAGCATCCAGTCCGCCGCGCGCGGCTTCGCCGCCAGCTTGTCGCGCAACGCGACCACGAACTCCCTGTCCAGGCCCGCGACGTCGAGCGCGCCGAAGCGCTTGCGCAGCCAGTCGATCCGCTCGCGGTAGTCGCCGCGCGTGGTCATGGACAGGCGCTGGTAGTCGTCGCTGCGCAGGTACGCATCGCACAGGTCGTCGAACGAGCCTGGCGCGTACACCACACCGCGCGGCGTCGACTTGAACTTCTCGCGCTCCTTGTGGATCTCGAGCACGCGCATGGCCCGCGCGTGCGGATCGTCGGGCAGCCGCTCGCCGGTGGCGCGGAAGTACCAATAGGTGCGTCCGCCGCTCTGGTAGCGCTTTGTGCCGCGAAGCCTAAGCGTCTGCACGTTCGAGGGCCTCCATCCATGCGCTGCGCGGCGCAGGCTGCTCGAGCCCGCTCGCGCGATCAATTGCCCGCTCGATCGCCACGCGGTCCCAGACCGACGTGCCGGGCAGCGGCTTGGGCACGAGCCCGATCTGCATCCAGCGCGCGAGCGTGCTGCTGCGCACATTGAGCAGCTCGAGAACCTGCGCGCGGCGAAGGAGCCTGGGCTGGATCATCTCCGCGCCTCCCACACCGCGCACACCCACATCAGCGCGTATGCCGCGACCGCGACGCAGGCGGCGAGGTGGCGGGTCATGGCTTGCCCCACAGCGCCTTACGCGCTCGTTTGCCGCCATCGCTCATGATTGGCGGCTCCTCCACGAAAACCACAGCGGGATCAGGATCGCCGGGTCTGCGATGCTCGACAGGGAAATGGTTGCGCTGGTCGGCGTACCAACTCAGCGCCTCGCGCAGCTTCTCGTTCCCCGCGCGCAGCCGCTCAACCTCGGCCACCACGCGCTGCGCCATCCCCACGGGGTTCTCGATGTCGATCTCCATATCCGGGACCGTAGTCGTCACCAGCCCGATGGCCTGCAACAGCCGCTCGATCTCCGCTCGCAAATCCGCAATCTCCTCGCACATCCGGGCGCGGATCATGCCATCTGAGATCATGCCTGACTGGTGATCGGGGTGCTCATCGCACCGCTCGATCCATGTTTTGATGTCGCTCATCTCCCATCCTCCGCCTCGACGATCGCCAGCCCGGCGGCCTCGATTGCGTCCAGCGTCGCCTCGACGTCGGCTAGAACCTCGTCGCGCACGTTCTGCGACAGGCCGTCCCAGTCGGCGATGCCAGTCATCCGCCGGCCATCAACCACGAGCCCGGCGTTCCATTGCTCGCGCGCGATGCGCTCGGCCAGGGCGCGGTGGTCGGTCATCGCAACCCCGCCAGCACGATCACGACGCCGCCGGTCACCATCCCGATGCACGCGCAGGCCAGCCAGTAGATGGCCGTGCTGCGCGCACGATCGGCGCAGTCCATCCAGCCGAAGGCCTCGCGGCTCGCCTCGATGCGCCGGTCCTGGTCGATCATCGCTCGACCTCCTCGAGCTCGAGCGGCTGACGCAGGGCGGCGGCGAGCTCGTCGCGGATGCGATGCGCCTGAGCGATCGTGATCACGAGGTGGCCGGTGCCGACCGAGACCGACACGAACCTCGTCGGTTCCTTGAACACCTTCACAGCAACGGCGTCGCCGTCGTGCGCGGAGATCGACGCGATCATCGGCCGCCCTCCAGCGCCGCGAGCTGGTGCTCAAGGACGGCGATGCGCTGATGCGCGAGGAGGTAGCTCAAGCTATCGGGATGGAGGTCGCGCGCGAGCTCGACGCGCAGCTGGATCTTGCTGCGCAGCGTGCCGGCGGTTTCCTGCAGCATCCTGACAGGCGGCATGGGCTTGCTCATGGCATCACCACGAGCAGGCCGAGGATCGCGCCCATGAGCGCGTGGACCCAGACTGGCCGGCTCATGGCATCGCCTCCTTGCGAGCGGCCAGCGCCGCGCCGAGACGATCGGCGAGCTGCTGGGCCTGCGTCGCCGTCATGGCGAGGCGCACCCAGGTCATCGGCTCGGTCTCCGCGACGATCGACACGATGTTCGCGTCGCGCTTGTGGAGGTTCGCAGTGAGCTGCGAGCGCTCGTTCACGCTGATCGAGACGATCATCACGCCGCTCCTGCGATGCGGGCAGACACCGCGGCGTCGAGCTGCAGCTGCAGGTCGATGCGGTGCTTGCGCAGGCGAGTGATCTTCTCGAGGTCGGCGCCGATGTCGGCCGCCTCCTCGATCATGAGGAACTTCTCGACGTCAGCCAGGCGCTGACGGAGGTCGTCGGTGCTGCTCATTCGTCCTCCTCCTGGCCGCCGAAGGGGCGGCATGGGAGAGGACGATACGTTTTGACGCGCTTCGCGTCAATACAGAATGTAGCGTATCGCTACATCGTGCGGCCGGTCCAGATCACGCGGCCGAGGACGGCCAGCCCGGCGGGCTGGATGTCGGCATAGGTGGGGTACGCGCTGTTGTCGCTCGCGATGGTAAGCGCGCCCGTCACCGGATGGCGCGAGCAGCGCTTGCACTGCACCTCGTCACCCAAGCGGATGACGTAGATGCCGTCGCGCCCCACCGACGAGATCGTCGTGTCGACCAGCACGCTGTCGCCGTGGTGCAGCGTCGGCCACATGCTGTCGCCAGCGATCCGGATGACGACCAGCCGCTCAAGCGGCGCGGTCGTGACGCCGCGCAGCCACGAGGTGCGGAACACGCTGTAGCCAACGGGCTCGCCGTCCGCGCCCTCCTGCACGAGCTGGCCGTGGCCGGCCGCCGCGCTGATGTCCATCACGGGCAGCGGCGCGTACTCGGCGCCCGCAATGGTCACGGCTTCCGCTCGCAGGGCAACAACGGG